CGACGGTTACGTATCCATATGGGAGAAGAGCAAGGCATTAGAGTAAACTTCGAAGGCAATCAAATTTAATGCTGGGGTGATCGAGGCGACAACGAATAAGGTAATCATTCGCGGGTGTCTCGTCGGCAAACCAAGCAATAATAACTCGTTTCCTGCCTCGGTATGCGCCAATAGAATAGCGATAATCAATACTATTAACAACAGGAGAAAACCTGGGGCGAAAATCAAAATAATCCATAATCGAAAAGTAATACTTTGCGCTTCGAAAGACGGTACTTTCGAGCGCGAGAACTGCTCCGTTACGCCGCTCGACGGCCTTAACGGCCGGGACGCTGCGCGTCTTCGAGCTCCATGGCTTCACTTCGCGACGTATATACCGAACAAGTTCGGTGAGTCTGAGGATAAAAAAAATCCCAGGGGAGAGCGACTCCCCTGGGAGCCAGCGGGCTAAAGAATTCGGCCTCCAAGAGGACGAGTTACAACTTTAGTCCCTTTTCCCTTCTTCTTTCGACGTGACTTCATTGCAATCGATATCAAGGTTAAACATAAGAATGATCGTATTATCGAAGAACTCGATGCAGAAATCGGGAAGGGCCTCGCAGACACCAACAAGGCCGGAGATATCCGAGTGGTCAACGTAGAGAGAATCGCTGATATGCGAACTCTTCAAATAGGGTGCAATAGGAGAATCTGCGATAGCGCTGAAAGGGAGGGACTCAAATTGTCGGTCCTTGAGGTATCCTACCTGAGCGAGATCAATTTTGAGAGCCGGATTAATTCGACGAATAACAACATGAATCTGTGTCATAATAATATAGTTTAAAGAATAGATTTGAATTTACCGCAAAAACGACACCAAAGATTCGACTGGTCCACCCAAAAGTCGTAACCTTCCGGCGTCATAGCGAACGGGAAAGACGTAGTAATGATAGCTTCGGCAGCCGCGCCTCGCAAACGGCATACACTGCGAAGTTTAATGCGCAAATTGTCGCGAAAAGATCGATGATTCGGGTGAAATGCCTCATAATTCCTTTTATACGCAGCAAATGAATTTTGGCGAACAAGCCATTCAATGAACACGTACTCAAGAACATCGACAGAGAGGTCTGAGAGCCTGGAATTTTTGTTTGCTTTCATGGTAATATGGTTATTGGTTTACAACGCAAATGTACAACATGAAAAGAGAAACGCAAAGTTCAAAAGGTTGGAAGAATTGTTCAATTTTACCTCACATAACGACGGCTGGCCTTCGTGGTTCCTGCGTATCTGCCATCTTTGCCGTAAATCTCCCTACTTTCATCGTAATCAACAGGAGCAGGGCGCTTTGTAGCGGCCGTACCGGCGATAGCCATAGCGCCAACCAAGGCAGTTCTCGCCAAACTATAGCCAAAAGCATTCTTACTGGAGCGGTTTTGAAACCAGCGACCCGAGAGGTCTTGCTCACCTTCCGAAGCAGCGAGACCCATAAGCTTCTGATGAATCTGACGACCTGTCAGCTTTATTGTCTTACCGGTAGGTTTGCCCTTTCCATCAACCTCGGGGACGTCTATTTCCGAATCCCAATTGATATTAAACCACTCGCGAAGATCGGCGAGGTTGACTTTGCGTATCTCGGACTCAACATTTAAAACATCGCCAGAAGCGGCGGATTCGTAAGCGGCGGCAAAATCCCGGGCGATTTGAGCAGCGTAAACGGAATCAAAGTACTTGTCGTTGTATTTCTTGATCTGATTCGCTTCTTCAACATGCTTCGAATACATGGCGACGAAGTCTTGAAACTTATATGTAGCCATAAGATCGGCATACTCGGCGTCAGCAGTGTGGATGTCAGCCAGGGCGCGATTAAGGCGAATCAACTCAGAAACGTTATCGATGTGATGCTCCAAAGACTTCTTCTCCAAGTTATCCATCTCCTTTCGCCAGTCAGCGCTGTGAGTATTACCTCTCATGAGGTCAGCTTCGGCGTTATCGCGGTTAGCAGCAGCAGCGTTGCGATCGACCGAGGAGCGAGCCATCATATTCTGTGCAATAGCCGCAGGATCGGAGGCTGCAAAACCACCGGGAGCAACGGGCGAGCCGCCGGAGGGGCCGGAGGCGGAAGGCATAGATGCAGAACCACCTGACATGGTAGCGTTAACGCCGACTCCGGAAGAACCTAAAACGGCGGCGGGCGTTACACCGGCCTTCAAATAACGGTCGAAAACCTTCGAGGGATCATTATAGGCATTTTCGTAATCAAACTGCTTCTGCCAATTAGCGTAAGAAAGTTCAGACTGCTTCTGCATCTGCTCGAGAGCATACTGTTGTTGAAGCTTCATCTGTTTTTGCTGAAACTTCCACTGGCGACGAGCATTCATGCCGCCAAAAAGCTGGCCTAAAAAACCGTTGATCAGGCCGGTAGTGCCGGTAGAAGCAGCAGATTCTCCAAGGGCGCGGCCGAAAGAGGGGGAGGCAGTAGCAAAAGGGGTAGCCATACTACATGCGGATTGAATTGTTAGAACGAATAATGTAGTCGACGCGCACCGTGTCGATGTGCACACCGCTGCGTTGCATCCTGGCCTGGGCGGAACAAGACGACAAGAAAAAAGCAGCCAAGGCAGCGACAATGGAAGAAACGAGTGTCCAAAAAGCCTTAGACTTGTAAAAGGGTTGTTTGGTATCAGACATAGGAATAAAATTTAAAGAACGATAGAAAAATGCGCGAACTCTCCTGCAGTCGTTACCAATAACCTTCAGCAATTCACGAACTCTCGCAGAAGGGGTTCGCGCACGTAGCATATATCGTCAAGTAAAGGATGTACTATTTTTCTTCAGAATCAGCAGGGCTTGAAGCGGACTTTGACTTATCGAGCTGAGAATCAATAAGTTCCTGACCGACCTCAAGACCGTCAAACTTATCCATACGAGAGAAAGAATTAGGATCAAAATCGATATCAGGGTTAAACCTCTCTTCCTTCGCGAAATCGGAAGGTTCGGCTATCACATCCGGACGACCAGGAAGGACGTCGACGGACCCGGAACCGTCAAGAACGGAAAGAATACGCTGACCACGAGAGATATAGGCGGGAGCGTCCTCAAGTAACCAATCAAGTGCCATAGAATCAATAAATTAACGATTAGACAAACGGGTTGCAAATGTTTTATTAACCAAATTCTTCTTCTGGATAGAATACGAAAGGTTGACGAAGAAATTGTCTTCCCGCTTAGAAGCAAACGGAGAGTTCACCTGATCGACATCCACGAACAAAAGGGAGTAATACTGGTTATAGCTTGCCGACAAAACACGCTGTTGAACCCAATAAGAATAAAGAGGTACGCTGCTATCAGCGCCTTGAAATCGAGATAGTTGACCAAGAACCTCATCATACGAGGATCGAAACTCGTTAAAACACGGTTCGTAAGCCACGGCCTCCGAGGCCGAGGTGGTCCCAAAACCGAACTGGAATCCGGGAACATCCTGATAACCAATATCGTTGTAGATCGGATTAAAGTAATCAGCGCCAGTATAATGAAGGTAATCAGGGTAAACACCTGCCCAATAGTAAACAGGTCGAATACTCAACATATCGATCAAGTAGCCAGGTTCGCGAAAATAATAAGACTGCCGACGACCGAGTCGATCGTTGAAAGCGATAGCGCCACCCTGCTGACCGAGAGGAGGCATGGAGTACGAATCATTTGCAAAATTGTTAGCACCAGCCTGATTCATAACGACTTGAACATTGACAGTCTGCGATGCACTAAATAAAAGCTTAGGTCGATCGACATGCTCAATCTTTGAAGCAAAAAAGGTTTCCAGCCAGTCGCTGTAACGAGAACCTCCAGCACCAAGCAAATCCTTGTATTCCTGAAGCCGCGAAGCGATAGCCAGTTGCGGAATAGTCGAAACGCCTGACATGGAGACGCCTTCAGAGCTACCAACGGGGAGCAACCGACTATAGCGATCGGGGTTCGAAGGTATAACGGCCATCGGATGGGCGACAAGGAACGACCCGAGTGTAGTGACAGCCGTAGTGCCAGCGTCGGTAGAAAACTGATCTGCAGGACCCGCGGTGGACAACGAAGAACTTCCGGGATAGATAGTAGAGACGGGATAGCCGTCCTTGGAGGCGGTAATCGTAGAGCCAAGGTCCGAAAGCAATATCTGGGAAAAAAGATTTCCTCTATTATACGTATTGTTCGAAGACGGCACAGCCGAAGGATAGAACTGACTCTCGAAATAAGCATCGAGGAATTCGAGGCTTCCGAATCTTTGCGAGAAAAATCTCGGCGTATCACTGAACTGAAGGACGTTGTATGTAGTACCGGTATTGTTAGGGATGAAATACCAGCTGCTGGGCCAAGCGAAAGAATAGAGTCCCCACTGGGAATAGCCGTAGTAGTTGCGGACGATATCCCAATAAGCAAGATAAGAATCAGCAGTACACCAACCTAAAGGATATCCCAATTGAGCGGTCGAAAGGTTGGCCGACATAGGAACATTGCTGGAAGTTGCCACCGGGATAGAAGCAGGAATAATGCGTAACCAACGAAGCAACGAATTGGAATAGGGGTAGTTGTTGCCGGTAAACGGGTAGGACGCGGTCGACGCAGCGGCAACGAAATTCAAGCTCAAATCATTCATATCGAACTTACTACTATTCGTCCTCATCTCGGGATGGTACAACTGAAGAGGCACCCAGAAACGATGCAAGCGAATAGTGTAAGGATTGAATGTAGGAACAGCGAGCGGATTGCTACGGACGTCAATACCTTGCTCAATGGATACGCGATCTCGAGCGTTGATAAAATCAATCCGCACCGGATACAAAATACCCGGTGTACACGTAAAGGCCTTGCTCTCGGGGACATCATAGCGAGAGTAGCCGTTTACAGCGTGTGAGATAAAAGGTTGTTTTCCCATAAATTAAATGTTTAGTTGAAGTTTATAATGGTCTCTCCAAAACTGGAGAATGTCCATATCTAACCAAGTGGGAGGGTCAAAGTCGGGCATCTTGCGAGAAGAGGCGGAAAAACGCATTATTTGCTTTTGCTCCCACGTATACGACGCTCTACGGGATACGGAGGAATCGAGGGCGAACCGCTTAACGCACAGAGACACAATACGCTTAACCAGAGGAGACTTGCTAAAACGTGCATAAGAATCAGCAGCGGTAATCGCGCGAGCAACCTCGTCTTCTGATTTGAGATATCTAAGATAATAACGAGGAATCGAGTAATTATAACTAATACGCTTCTCAAAATCAAAATAAGACCACGACGAAGCACGGGCAGAAGGGCGAGGCATATAACCAAGAAAATCACCAACGCCAGCAGATACGAATTTTCGCGTATAACGGCGATGTTGGAGGAGGCAAGATAAAGGCGTAAGGTTTCCATTTACGGTAACATATTTATCCGAAATTTCTTCGGGATTAAACTGAATCTGTTTAGTAACATATTTAACGCAGTATCGAGCGCGCTTATGAGTGGCTTTAGCTAACCACACAAAACCAAGGTCTCGAACGGCGGAACGAATAGTGTTATAAAGGACGTTTGTGCCAAACAAAAAACCGTGAAAATGCAGCCGAGGCTCATTTCCTGTTTCTGGATGAGTACCAAACTCCTGGAAAAAGGCATGCTTAAACGAATGACCGAGCTTGTGGCGGAGACGTTCGTTGAATCGGCGGATAAATCGAGACGGATCAAGCAAAGCTTCATTGTAATATTTAGGCGATATGGTAATCGTAATAAAAACAGCCTGCTGATGCTCAGCCTTACATCGAGCAAGCTCACGCTCTAAACGCACGAACCAATCATTACGCTGACGACGCAAGCAGTCCTCACACTTTCCACACGGAACCATCAACCATTGGCGGGCGATATCCCAAGGGCGAAGAGCAAGCGCAGACTTGGCAACATCAGAGCCATCTCGGCAAGGGTTCTTCTTGTCAAAATAGCGACGGTTACGTATCCATATGGGAGAAGAGCAAGGCATTAGAGTAAACTTCGAAGGCAATCAAATTTAATGCTGGGGTGATCGAGGCGACAACGAATAAGGTAATCATTCGCGGGTGTCTC